ATGATGGCTTCGTCTTTGTCGGCGTCGTAATTGTAGAAAGTCTTGATGCCTGTGAAGGCGTCGTCATTGATAAGGCGTTTTGCCATAAATACCTCATAGTAGATGAGGGGGCACTTGGCCCCCTCACCCATTTAACCTTACGAAGTGGTAAGGTCGGCTACGATACCATGCGCAGCCTGATTGTTGACCTTCAGGCCGTACTCGACAAGGAGGAGAGCCTTCTCGGCATCGCCCGTCTTAGCGAGGTCCATCTTCTGGATCGGACGCAGAACCGCCAGCGATGCGTAATCGGGATCAACCACGAAGGCATCACGGTCACGCTGGAAGCGGTTGGGGACAATGTTGACCGTACCAAAGTCGGACACATAAACGTCGGCAGCGCCGATGATCTGTGCCTGCTGGCCAGCCGGAACGTCACGATAGCGCGTGGCGATACCCGTGAAAGCAGAAGCAGCCGTCTTGTTGAACGGACCAACCATCAGCATCTTGGGCGTGCCACCCGAAGTCCAGACGCTCTGGATAACGGTCTTCAGCAGGGCTTCCGTGAAAGCACGCTGCGTACCGTCGGTACGAGCAGCCGTCGGGGTCGAGCCAACCGTCGGGTTCGCACCGCCCGTGCCGAACGACGTGTTCGAGGTCAACCAAGCAGGCAGACCAGCGGTACGACGAGCGGTCGTGGTGTTACCAGCAACAGAAGCTTGGTTGGCAAGCAGTGCGCTTTCCATGTCACGCTTCAGTTCCGAACCCAGCTTGGCAAGCTGGTAGGTCATTTCGTTACGACGACCAGCCTTATCGACTGCTTCGAGCGTACCGGAGATCACGACGTTCTTCGTGCTGATCTGCGTGTAGTTACCAACGCGGCTGGTCGGCGTAACAGCCGTGAACGAAGAAATGTCGTCACCTTCGAGCGCGGCGTTAGAAGCCGAGGCCGCAGCCAGAACGTCCGTCTGCCATTCGAAGTAGGTGTTCTTAACGCTCTCGCGGCCGATGTTCGAAATGAACGGCGTTTCTTCCGGCGAGATGTTATAGATGACGTTCGACAGGTCTTCACGAATACCGATAGCGGAGTACCGGGTAAAAGTATTTGCTACAATAGCCATTAGTTCACATCCTTGTTAAATGAGTTTGTCCAACAGGGCCGCCGCATCTGCGACACGGCCAGTACGCGCAAGGCGCTGGGACGCTTTCTTTACGTCGGAGGAACGTGTGTTGACTTGAGTACCGGAAGAGCCGGGGCGAACGATCCGCGCAACCTTCTTTGGCTGGGCTTTCACTTTCTCCACTTTCTTCGATCCTTTGTCGAACATCATAGCTTTGCGAAGGATTGAGACGTGACTGGCTTGGACAAGTGCGCTTAGGTCGCGTTCACTAAACCCGTTGTTCAAAGCCCATTCACGAAGTTCCTTAGCTTCGCTTTGCATTGTACCTTCGTCTTTCCATTCCGGAATGACTTCGGTGAGTTTGGCGCGCTCTGACTGCACAATGTCAGCCAATGCCCGCTGCTGCTCTTTGGTCATCTCTTCAGCAATCCGCTGCTGTTCAGTATTAATAGCCTGAAGTTTAGCGGCTCGTTCCTGACGAGACTTATTCCAATGCCGTTCCAACCGCGCCGCCTCAATGGGGTCTTCGTTATAAAGATTGTCCCAATCAGGCTCAGCCTCGGACTGCATCTCAATTTGTGCTTTAAGCACTGGAAGCAGTTCCGCGTATTGAGCGCGTTCCATACGGATCGCTTCGGCTTCGCTTTGGAACGACTTGCGTTCTTCGGCTAATGCCTGAGTTTTCCGCGTATAATCCGAGTAACGAGAATAACCTTTCCGAAGTTCGTCTAGGGTGACTTCCGTTTCTTCACCGTCAAGTTTAAGCTTGATAGTTAGATCGTCAGGAAGTTCCTGTTCGATAACCTCTTCAGTGTCATCCTCTTCATCCGGGTCGGACTGTTCGGCGTCATCATCAGCTTCATATTCAGCTTCAGTTTCTTCCGCGTCGTCCTGAGCCTCTTCCGGCTCGTGCGCCTCGGCCTCGTCTTGGGTGTCCTCATCAGGGCCAAGCAGTTGGTCGATGGCTAGTGTTGCTTCGTGGAGGCCGATCCCAGCACTGGGGTTGCCGACTTGTTCCGTCATATAGCACCTTCTTTAGTAAATGTTAACTCCTTGACTTGGCGACTAGGCCGTCATCGAGGATTGCCTGTAGGCGGGCTTTCAAACGCTCAAGTCCTTTGAGCGTGTGAAACATGCTAGAGCGTGCGTCGTGATCGGCCGGGGCCGACATGCGCCACTCTTCGAATATGTCTTTCTCCACTTCAGCAAAAGCCTCCTTGAGAAGTTCATCCTCAAGGAGACGCTTGGCGTGGTTAGCTTTTGTAATGGGGTCCATTAGATTAACGGCGTGTAAACTGGGTTAGTTATCGCGGCTGGCTGGGCTTGGGCGGCGGGAGCAGCCGCAAAAAGCTGGCTATACTCCGGACGGAAGAACGAAGCCTCTGGGCCAAAACCGTAACGCTCATAATCCGCGATGTTTGGATTTACGCGCATGTCTCGGCCTGTGCCCAAACCTACACCCGTGCCAAACGGAGAGACATACGGCGTTGCCGTACCTGTTCCGCCTCCACCTCCAAGAAGGCTTCCAAGAAGATCAACTCCAACACCGCCAATGGCCAGAAGTTCAGGAAGAGTTAGACCAGTTCCCAAAACATCCTTCTTATCGGCGGGGGGCTTGGGTTCCGCCGGAGTTGTCGGCGTTGTCGCTGGCGGTAAGATGCCGGGCGGGACAACAATCGGCGGTACAAACGGCGGGACAACTGGCGTGCCCGGCTGCGCCGTTACGACAATTTCGCCATCTGTAACTGCTGGCTCTGTTGGAGGGGCGGCTGGTGGTTGATTAACAACTTGATCAAGCAGCGTGTTTGAAATGCCACCCGTCACCGCAGGGAAGATGCCCGTTACGTTTGGCTGTGTCGCTGTGACAATCAGGTTTTCTGGAGGCGGCGTATATGTCTGATCGACGGTTGTCGTTTGTTCGGGCGCGATATTATCTAACTGGGCGCTGTCAAACGCACTTGGCACTAAGTTTGTCGCCAAGGAAGTTATGCCAGTAGTAAGCCCACGACTTAAAAGGCTTGGAAGCGCATTAACAATTATATCACCCGCCTGTCCGGCAGCGGCTTGCGTTACGGCCTGTGTTCCGGCTTGAGTTACGGCTTGCGTCCCAGCTTGGCTTGCAGCTTGCGTTGCTGGCCTTAAAGCGGAGTCAATTGCTGGGGCAAGAAACTTTTCTCCAAGTCCCGAACCCGCACCCGTCAACGCAGCGCGAAGAAGCGTTTCTTGTAAACCACGTTCTTGCATCAAAGATGATACAGCAGAAGCGCCCGCAGCGGGCAATATTGTGCCAAAAAGACCACCACCCGGAACCACTAGCGAGGCCAGTGCTGGAAGAGCAACGTCCATTACATTACCAAGAAATCCCCCAACCAATTCGTTCGGCTGGTCTTGAAAGATAGGTGAGTACCCACCGCCAAGTACATCCGGCTGTGACTGCTCAAACGAAAGATCAGCTTTCTTGCCAAGCCGCTTAGAAAGGGCGTTAGACTGCTCAACTAGTGCCGATATACCTTCAGTTGTTGATGCTTCACCAAGAACTTCACCCGTCGCGTTATTGACCAAACGATATGATTGGCCGGGGATTGCGGCAAAGTTCATACTTTCGTTGACATTATTGCCGCCCTTGTTCTCGCTACCAAGCAAGCGGAATACAGGCACATTCGGGTTTTCAAGTCCGAGGTTTTCAAAAATGCGCGCTGTTGTGCCGGGAATAATATCCCCGCCACCGTAAAGAGGAGTGTAATCGTAAACGGCCATTACATCATTCCTTCTGGGGGCATTTCAGGTTGCATCGGCATTTGTGCCTGTTGGGCTGCCTGCGCCATCTGCGCGTTCTGCGCGGCCTGTGCAGCTTGCACCGAAGCCCGATCCATCTCGCCCTGCTGACGCAGAAGTTCACGATCACGCTGCATCAACGCTTCGATGTTGGCGGTGTTGACTTGAGCGCCGTACTTAGCTTCAATCTCGGCTGCCTTAATCATAAGATCGGCATCGAGTTTGTCGCGCTCACGGTCGTCCTTGCGCAGCATCTCTTCGCGCTGCAACTCCAACTCAGCCGCCTTCTTCTGGATGTCAGCGCGGATCGCTTCCATCTGAACCTGAGACAGCATCTCTTCAGGCGTCGGCTGCGGCGGTGCGGGCGGAGGCGGAGGCGGCATCATGGCTGGGTCGTTGAAGAACACGGTCGGGTCTTTGTAACCAGCCAGCGCCATCATCTGGGCCAGCGTATTGTAGTAGCCCTGCATGTCCGCCAACGGTGCGCCCATCTGCATCAGCATCTCTTGCTTCTGCGCGACTTGACCCAAGAACGCCATCTTTTCTTCGTTGCTGCCAGTACCGATAGCGACATTGACGATGACATCCATGTTCGCGTCCCACACACGCGGGTCAATCGGAACAAAATTATTACGCAGACGCACCATGCGCGGAGCATCTTGGTTCTTGGTTATAAGCTGCAACGACTTCTTGAACAGACCCTTCATGCCTGTCTCGGCGAAGATGCGGCAGATCAGTTCGATATGTTGCGCCGCAGCAGTAATCGTAGCGGCAACAGCAGCGCGGGTCGAAGACTGAAGCGCATTAGCATCCAGACCAGCCGCAGCCTTCGAAATACCTGTGCGGTTCTCGCGCAGTTCGTCCATGTAGGCTAACATCGGGAATGCTTGCTGCCCGACGAACGGCATCGTGAACGGCTGCACCATACCCGGTGCGCGCATACGGATGATACCGCCAACTTCGGTGTTCATCACGTCTTCAAGATTGACTTGGCCTTCGACAACGCCCGTGCGTGGGTGGATCGACTGGGCCAAGCTGTCCAACGTATTACGCAGGATGTTCGACTTGATAAGCTGAATGTCCATCGTCACGTCGGCGATAGACATACCGAAGAATGTGTGCGGCTCTGGATCGGGGCAGAAGTCCACGAACGGGATAAAGTCGCAGGGTTCGTAATGAAGTATCTTGTTGGCCGTGCCAGCAACGCAGACGCGGCAAAGTTCCGCGATCCCGTCGCCATCCATGTCAACATACACATAGCCCTCGATGTAGAGAACTTTGCGAGATGTCGTATCTGTACGACCGGTGATTTGAACGAAGGCTTGTGGGTTACGGTCAAAAGTTTCTTCGTTGCCTTCAAAATCGTCAAGCGTTTCAAAGCCAAGGTTCTCAACTTCATCCCACTCGTAACCCATCGCCACAAGATCGGACACGGTGACGTAACGGCGATGCGCTACAAACTCAGCCGTCTCAATAGAGCGCGCACGGCGGTCAATCAGAAACTCTTCGGGCGGGACGGACTGGACACGCAGACGGCCCTTCTCAACCGTGCGGACAACGGTGCAGTCGTACATCGCGGGCTGGGTCTGGCCCATCATGCCCATTGGCGTTTCGACCATCATCTCGCCGTAACTGATCTCTACGTCCTTAACTTCGACGGTAGGGTCGGACTGAAGGACAGAGAACGCAGCCTCATCTAGGCCGGTGAAATAGTGGGTCGTGACATCCTTATCGGTATCCCACCAGACTTTCATGATCCCGTTCTTGCGGATCAGGGCGTCCTTAAATGTGGAATAGCATTCGTTGAATAGGTTGTTATCGCGTGTCAAACAGTAGTTGACATAATCCGTCGCCTGCTGCGCGTTTTCAACATCTTCCGGGCCATTCGGCGCAAACTCAACGACGTTGTTCGCCGCGAAAAACACCTTCATAATCGACGGCATCATGGCCTGCACGGTATCGCGCACGTCCATTGAGATTGCCTGAGAGCGGCCTTCTTCTTCGTTACCGAAGGGTTCGCCCTTATAATACTGGCCCGCAAGCGCACGCTCCGGGCTGATTACGTCGTCGATATAATCCTGTGCGTCATCAATCTCGGCGATGATGATATTCTGAAGTTCTTCTTCAGATACAGGCTCTTCAACCTGTTCGTCTTCCATTTCAGGCTCTTCGATAGTAACTTCCGTCCCATCGGGAAGTTCCATCTCAGTTTCTTTGGACATATCTTCGCTGTCGTCGTTTTCAGAATTGGCGTTGGGAACACCAGTATCTTGGTACATACTATTGTTCTTAGCCATCTCAGCCTTAGTCGGCTTACGATTATTGCGATATGCCATGTTTTAGCCTTACTTCTTTTTCGACTTACCA